AGAAATTCAGACCAAGGGAGGGTGATGTTATATTCTTACCTCTATCTCAGTCTTTGTTCGAGGTCAAGAAAGTTGAGACTGAAACTCCTTTCTATCAGTTATCCCAGTTACCACTCTTCCGTATGCAGTGTGAGTTGTTTGAGTTCTCTGATGAAGACTTTGACACTGGTATTGACGCAATTGATATCGTAGAAAAAGAACACGCCTATCAGTATCATATGACTATGGCTGAACCAGATTCTAACCAAGGTGGTTTCTACGAGACCGGAGAATACGTATTCCAGACGTTTGACGATTTTGAACTTGGCGGTGAAGTTACTGCGTGGAACAGTCAAACACGTGTGCTATCTATCGCGCACACGGGTGCTGATGACGGACAATACCACATGTGGTCTGATGACCGAGAAGTATTTGCGGAGTCTGGTGCGGTGTATATGCCGGTACAGGGAACCATTGGGGATAATGTAAACGAAATACAACCTCTATCACAGAATAAAATATTTGATGATTTCGAAAATGATTTCCTAGACTTTTCAGAATCGAACCCCTTCGGAGATGTTTCATAATGTTAGGTACTTATTTTTATAACAAGCGAGTAAGGACTTCTGTATCTATATTTGGTTCTCTGTTTAATGACATACATGTTTTGAGAACAGACTCTAACGGTAAAGTCTTATCACAAGTCAAAGTACCATTATCTTATGCTCCGAAGAGGAGTTTCTTAGAGAGACTCGAAGAGATGTCGCAAGGTGAAGAGGCTGAACGTCGCGTCGCCATTAAGTTACCTAGAATGTCCTTCGAGATAATTGGTATTAATTATGACCCGCAGCGTCAGTTACCTAAAATGAATACGTTTAATGCGGCACCTATTGGTGAAAGAAAAGATTTATACACAGGTGTTCCGTATATATTGTCGTTTCAATTAGCAGTTTATGCTAAATCGCAAGATGATGCGTTACAAGTGGTTGAACAAATTATACCATACTTTGCTCCGCAATACACGCTCTCGGTAAAACCATTCAGCGATTTACCCGATATAGTCGAAGATATTCCGGTCACTCTCACTGGTGTAGATTTTCAAGATGATTATGAAGGCCCATTAGAGCAACGTAGAACAATTATATATAATCTTAACTTTGAGATGAAAACTAATTTCTACGGGCCAGTGAAGGAAGGCACGCTTATTAGAGAAGTTAACACTAATATACACATGCTTTCCAATGATGATTTAAACCCGTTCTTGAGTAATATAAGAATTACTACAGACCCAATTGACGTGAGTCCTGATAGTGACTATGGATTTACTATAGAGATTAATGATGAGCAAAGTCCCAACGGTATCTAACAAAGAAGAGAAACGTAATTTTGTACATGAACAAGACTATGAATACTCTCGTGAAACTTACTACGACCTTATTGAAAAGGGTCGTGAGTCTTTAGAGTTGATGATTGAGGTAGCTCGCGAAAGTGAGCACCCCCGAGCATTTGAAGTTCTGGCTGGTATGATTAAAGGTATCGCTGACGTTAACGATAAGTTAATGGATTTGAACAAGAAGCAGAAAGAACTTTTAAAAGACGATAGACCCGCAGACGCAATAACTACTAATAACAATTTATTTGTAGGTTCTACTACAGACCTTCAGCGCATGTTATTGGGTGGTGATGAAAAGGTGATTGATCAGGACGATTCATAATGGCATCTTTCACTAAGAACTCCTATCTCGGAAACCCTCAAGTAAAACGTGACGGTGTCTCCGAGGAGTGGGATAAGAAGAAACTTCGAGAATACCAGAAGTGTATGAAAGACCCCGCGTATTTCTGTAGGAAGTATGTTAAGGTAGTTCATCTTGATAAAGGTCTAGTACCTTTCGATCTATATGATTATCAAGAAAATATGTTTAATCACTTTAATGATAATAGATTTTCTATCGTTCTCGCTTGTAGGCAATCTGGTAAATCAATTAGTTCGGTAGGGTATATTTTATGGTATGCCGTATTTCATCCAGAAAAGACTATTGCGGTTCTTGCTAACAAAGGCGCGACGGCACGTGAGATGTTATCTCGTGTAACACTCATGTTAGAGAACCTCCCGTTCTTCCTACAGCCTGGCTGTAAAGCACTTAACAAAGGGTCAATAGAGTTCTCTAATAACTCTCGTATCATTGCCGCAGCAACCTCTGGTTCTTCTATTCGTGGTATGTCGGTTAACCTTCTGTTCCTAGACGAGTTTGCGTTCGTAGAGAATGCGGCAGAGTTCTATACATCAACCTATCCTGTAATTTCGTCCGGTAAGGACACAAAAGTTATCATAACAAGTACCGCAAACGGTATTGGTAATACTTTCCAAAAGATATGGGAAGGTGCTGTACAGGGTGTTAATGCCTACAAACCGTTTCGTGTAGATTGGTGGGATGTCCCTGGCCGAGACGAGAAGTGGAAAGCGCAAACTATAGCAAACACCTCCTCCTTACAGTTTGACCAAGAATTTGGTAATACGTTCTTCGGTACGGGTAATACTCTCATTGAGGGTCAGATACTTCTAGATTTACGTGCGCGTCAACCAGTTCGTCGATTGGAAGGCGGGGACGTATCAGTATATGAAGAACCCATTATAGATCACCAGTATATCATGACCGTTGATGTTTGTCAAGGGCGTGGACAAGATTATTCTACATTTACTATATTTGATGTTTCAGTACAACCATTCAAACAGGTATGCGTGTATCGCAATAACCGAATATCCCCAATTCTTTATCCCAACATAATATATAAATATGCTACCGTATACAACGAAGCGTATGTTGTCGTAGAGAACAATGACCAAGGTATGGTCGTGTGTGTTGGTCTATATCAAGACTTAGAGTATGAGAACATCCATCTAGAGTCAGCAATCAAGGCAGATTCTATTGGTATTCGTATGGACAAAAAAGTCAAACGAATTGGATGTTCGGCAATCAAGGACATCATCGAAAATCATAAACTAGATATTTACGATGAAAATACTATCATGGAAATATCAACCTTTATATCTAAGGGGTTGTCTTTCGAAGCGAGTGACGGTAACCATGATGACTTAATGATGAACCTTGTGATGTTTGGATACTTTGTTAGCTCACAATCTTTTGGCAATGTTGCGGATGTTGATTTTAGAACAATGCTATTTGAACAACGAATGAAAGAGATTGAAGACGACATACCCCCATTCGGAATTATTGATGATGGCTCATCATATAGTACCGAACTTGACCTGACAGATCCCTATAATGCTGGTTGGCATGACATATCAGCACAGCAGTTTACTCCCGAAGAATGGTAGATTTAAAAATAATATAAATAGAAGTATTGAGAAAAAAATCCGTATTATGATAAACTTATTATACCTTAATCGAAAAGGAAACTATTATGGCTCTTAAATCGTCAGAGTCTCCAAATGTTACAGTACGCGAAGTCGATCTAACAGGCGTTGTTCCTGCTACGTCTAGTACTACTGGCGCATTCGCTGGAGAATTTAACTGGGGCCCCGCACTTAAACCAACTATCGTTTCTAACGAAGCAGAGTTGGCACTTAAATTTGGGTCACCTGTACAAGGAGGCGCGGCCGCCTCAGACTTTTTGTCTGTTGCGCAATTCCTCAAATATTCATCAACTGCATACGTTACGCGTATTGTAAGCGATGGAGACACTAACGCTGTTGCTGAAGGTTCGGCAGGCGGGACAGAAGTTGTTGCCGGTGGTAGCGATCTAACTTTGCGGTATGTCACCGAAGGCGAAGTGTATTTCTATGAATTACCCTTCCGCGTCGGAGATAATGCGTTAAACCCTGTAATTGATAGCACATGGAAAACTAATGTTCTTGACGCCACCGGAGCCGTAGTTCATGCTGTCGGCACTTCGGCTGATGGTGAGTTGACATTAACAACTCCTCCGCTAACTGGTAACAGTCGGTTAGTATATACCCCTGAAGCTGACGGTGATGGAGTGGTAACTCCACATCCAGAAATCGTAGCAACATGGTTATATGACCAACCACTACCTACTGGTATCCAAGTACTTAATGCTGAAGATTACGAACAGCAAGATTTGGATTTTTACAAGATTATAGCACGCTATCCTGGCGACCGTGGTAACCTCATTAGTGTTCAAGTTTGCCCTCCTGCAGCATTTGCCCAATGGACTTACGCAAGCAAGTTTTCTTCTGCGCCAGTAGGTAATGAAGTTCACGTCGTGATCTTAGTCGACGGTGAAGTTGTTGAGACTCACGAGTACTTATCAACTGTTGAAGGCGCAAAACTACCAGACGGTTCAGCGAACAATGTATTGGATGTTATCAATAACAAATCCGATTGGGTTTGGGCGTCTAGCATTGGTACTTTAACAACTAGTGTTGTGACATTCACCTTGTCAGGTGGAGCTAACGGTGTACATGGTAAGGCGGACTATATTCGCGCATTCGACCAGTACGCAGACGTAGATTCAATTACAGTAGATTTCTTAGTAGCACCTTCTCGCGGAGCAAATGACGGGATTGATGTTGAGGTAGCAGCTTTGGCCAAAACACGTAGAGATTGTGTTGCGGTAGCATCTCCTTATGGGGACGCAGTCAAAGCATCAAGCATGGACGACATTATAGCTTGGTCTAATGGATTACCCGACAGCGATTACCTCATTTGTGACGGTAACTGGTTAAAGGTATACAACAAGTATCAGGACAAGTACGAGACTATCGCGGCGGCATCATCTACCGCAGGTATCATGGCAGCAGCAGATAGAGATTCAGCACCTTGGTTCTCACCAGCTGGTTCACGTCGTGGTCAATACTTTGGTGTAACATCTCTTGTCTTCAATCCAACCAAGGCACAACGTGATACATTATATAGCGCAAAAGTAAATCCAATCGTCAGCTTGCCTGGCCAAGGTACTGTACTATTCGGTGATAAGACTCACCTATCACGTCCATCAGCATTCGACCGTATCAACGTACGTCGTTTGTTCTTGGTGATTGAACGTTCAATCGCAGAGGCGGGTAAAAACGCAATGTTCGAATTCAACGATGAGTTTACTCGCGCAGAATTTGTTAACATCGTAGAACCGTTCCTACGTGAGATTCAGGGTCGTCGCGGTATCACTGACTTCCGTGTTGTTTGTGATGAAACAAACAATACATCAGCAGTCGTTGATCGTAACGAATTCGTAGCAACAGTCTTCATCAAACCAGCACGTTCTATCAACTACGTAACATTAAACTTCGTAGCAGTTAGATCAGGTGTCGAGTTTGAAGAAGTCGTTGGCACAGTTTAAGGAGATATATAATGTCACTAAGAGTCGATGATTTTAAAGCAAAACTGAAAGGTGGTGGTGCTCGTACCAACCTTTTCAAAGCTACATTAAACTTTCCTGCCTATGCTGGCGGAGACGCAGAACTTACATCGTTTATGTGTAAGGGTGCTCAGTTGCCAGCATCGACAATGGGATTTGTAGAAGTTCCTTTTCGTGGTCGTATGCTTAAGATAGCAGGGGATCGGACATTCGAAACTTGGACAATCACTGTCTTAAACGACACTGGTTTCGAGGTTCGAAATTCTATGGAACGTTGGATGAACGGTATGAACGCACATAGTTCAAATACTGGTATCACCAACCCAGTCTTATATCAATCTGACCTCATTGTTGAGCAGTTAGATAAAGATGGTTCTACTGTAAAAACTTATAACCTTCGTGGATGTTTTCCGACTAACGTTTCATCAATTGAAGTTAGTTATGATAACGAAGCAATCGAAGAGTTTACAGTTGAGTTTCAAGTCCAGTATTGGGAATCTAATACGACTAGTTAATAATGGTATAAGTAAGTGTATCGTGGGGAGAATACTCCCCACTTTTCTTATCGTGAGGATATATGGCAGATAATAGTTTTTTTAAAGCGTTTGGTTTTGAATTAAAGAAAGTTGAGAAACCTGAAGCCAAAAAGGCGCAATCAATAGTTCCCGCAGTCGATGAAGATGGCGCGGGCTATGTGTCAGCGTCTGGTTCTTATTTTGGTCAATATGTAGACCTAGAAGGAACTGGAGCCAAAGACAACCAAGAACTTATTAAAAAATATCGTACTATTGCGGAACATCCAGAATGTGATGCTGCTATTGAAGATATTATTAATGAGGGTATTGTTGGCGGCGAGTTAGAATCAGCTGTAAGTATTAATTTAGACAAAGTCAAAACAACAGACAGCATTAAAAAAACCATTACCGAAGAGTTCAACAACATTTGTTCTATGTTGAATTTTGAAGAACATGGACACGACATCTTCCGTTCGTGGTATGTAGATGGACGTTTGTACCACCATTTAGTGGTAAACGAGTCCAATTTAAAAGCGGGTATTGTAGAAATTCGACCTATCGATGCTACTAAGATGAGGAAGGTAAAAGAAGTAAAGTACAAGAAAGATGAGAAGACTGGTGCTAAGATCGTAGATAAAACTCTGGACTTCTACATCTATCAAGAACGTGCCGGTGGTACTAACGGAGTAAAACTTACTCCAGACTCAGTAAATTATGTCACGTCGGGTCTATTAGACTCCTCGAAGAAGCGTGTGTTATCATATTTACATAAAGCAGTCAAACCAGTTAATCAGTTACGTATGATGGAAGACTCTCTAGTCATCTATCGTATGGCACGTGCGCCTGAACGTCGTATCTTCTATATTGACGTGGGCAACTTACCGAAGGGTAAAGCTGAACAACATATCAAAGATATTATGTCACGTTATAGAAACAAAGTAGTCTATGACGCGAGTAGCGGTGAAATTAAAGATGACCGTAAACATATGTCTATGCTCGAAGATTTCTGGTTACCTCGTCGCGAAGGTGGTCGTGGTACTGAGATTAGTACACTACCTGGCGGTGAAAACCTAGGACAGATTGACGACATTATATACTTCCAGAAGAAGTTATATAGGTCACTTAATGTTCCTCTAAATAGACTCGAACAAGAGGCGCAATTTAGTTTAGGTCGTTCTACAGAGATTGGTCGAGATGAAGTTAAATTTCAGAAGTTCATTGACCGTCTGCGTAAAAAGTTCTCTCATCTGTTCATTGATATTCTGAAGAAACAACTTCTTCTTAAAGGTATCTGTACAGAACAGGATTGGGAACTATGGAAACGTGAGATTCAAGTAGACTATAACAGGGATAATCACTTCACTGAGATGAAGGATGCTGAGTTGTTGCGTGAACGTCTACAGACTATGGATCAGGTTTCACAATATGTAGGTGAATATTTCTCACGTGAGTGGGTAATGAAGAATGTCATGATGATGAATGATGACGATATAGAAAATATGCGTAAAGAAGTTGAAGCAGAAAATGCCAACTCTGACGACGCGGATGATTTGGAGATATAATATGACTGAAGTAACAACCGTAGTAAATGAAGATATCGAAGAGCCAGGCATGGACTTTGTCAATGCTCTACAAGGTGGAGACTTCCGTTCCGCAGAAAGTATATTCAACGATATGCTCGCGGATAAAGTACAGTCGTCTTTAGACGCAGAGAAAATCGCAGTCGCAGGACGGATATTCAATGATGAAGAAGAATTAGACGGTGATGACCTAGACGATGATCTAGAAGATGATTTAGACGACGAAACCGAGTCTGACGAAGACTGATTCTAACATGAATCTAACTAAGAAGATGGTTCACATTTGGATTGGGCCTTTTAAACCCCCCATCCAATGGATGAATACGTGGAAAGAGAAACACCCCGATTGGGACTATAGTATATTCACCGATGAGATGTACAAGTCACGCACGTGGTATAATCAACATCTCATGGATGAGTACTATTCCAAAGAAGTTTGGGCAGGTGTCGCAGATTTAATTCGTTATGAATTATTATATGAGGACGGTGGTTTCTTACCACCCGCAGACGCTATATGCTATGAGAATATGGATGAAGTGTTCACCAGCCCGTCAGATTATGCGTACACCGTATATGAAAATGACAGGGATGAACATATAGCACCGAACTGGATATCCCCTATACAGGCATGTAACGCGGGGAATACCTTAGTTAAGTTATTGATAGATACCTTACATGAATTGAAAGTAGAAGAGCTTAGTTTAAAACCGTGGCAGTCTACCGGTAATGAATTTCTCTCACAGTTTGTACCTGATAAAGAGAAACATAAATTAACTATCTGGCCTTCCTATTATACTATCCCGAGGCATTATTCTATTCGTTCCACTCCTTATATGGGTAATGATAAGATATATGCTGAACAAATGTGGGGAAGTACAAAGAAAATTTACGTTTAAGTTTTATTTTTGTATAAATAATAGGAAAAGAGTAAAAGATGAAATCATTTCAACAAATTAGAGAATCATCTAAAAAAGTCTTCAGTAAGAAGATGGGTGGTTATCCGGTAGTAATTAATCAGACCAAAAAAGGGTTTGAGTTGAATATTGATGGAGACTACGTAGATGCTTTCAAGACGCAGAAGGAAGCAGAGTCAACTGCTAAACAAGTCCTCATAGACTTAGGAAAATTAAAATGAAGCTGATTACCGAATTTAATGACAGCCACGATTTACAGTGTATCGTGGAAGCCAAGGAGAATGGCGAAAAGAATTATGTCATCGAGGGTGTGTTCGCACAAGCAGATTCAAAAAACCGTAATGGGCGAATTTACCCCAAAGCAATTATGGAACGTGCTGTAAATAAGTACGTTACCGAACAAGTTAGCAAGAAGAGAGCAGTCGGTGAGTTAAATCATCCGGAAGGCCCAACTGTTAACTTGGATAAAGTTTCGCATTTAATCACTGACCTTCACTTTGAAGGCAATGATGTAATCGGAAGGGCGCAAATATTGGACACTCCTATGGGTAAGATTGTAAAAGGTCTTCTTGCTGGTGGTGTTCAACTAGGAGTGTCAACTCGTGGTATGGGAAGTCTTGTGAGCAAAAATGGCATAAATTATGTCGGAGAAGACTTTATTCTTAGTACAGTAGATATCGTACAAGACCCAAGTGCACCAAATGCTTTTGTTAATGGTATTATGGAAGGTGTAGACTGGGTTTGGAATAATGGAATTCTTGAGCCTCAAGCAATTGAAGAGATAGAGACTGAAATCAAAGCAACACCCGCTGCATATCGACCTGAAGTGCAGATGCGTGAGTTTAAGAATTTCCTCTCGTTAATCAAATCTAAACTATAAGGAGTCACTATGACTAATCTTAAAAAAGAAGTCGAAGTTGAAATCCGCGATAGCATTGTTGATACTAACGAAATCGTGGAGGAAACTCTGGACGAAGCACAAGCACCTAAAGCGAAGGGTAAGGCAGAGGCTACACCAGTATCCGAACCTGAGTCAATCGCATCGGTAGATAAGGCTGCGGACGCTACATCCAAAACATCGCTTCCAAAAACCAAGGCAGGAATGTTGAACGCAATGTACCAAACCGCTTCAAAAATGAAGAAAGGTGACTTGCAAGCAGCATATGCCAAAGTATGTGAACAAGCCGGTGTAGATCTGGATGAAGATGTTGCACAAGAAAACGACACTCAATCACAATTACGTGCTATTGTCGAAGGTGAAGCAACTCTATCTGAAGAGTTCAAGGAAAAGACCGCACTTATTTTCGAAGCAGCTGTTAAAACAAAGTTGTCAGAAGAAGTAACGCGTCTTGAAGAACAATACACAGAAGAATTATCTGAAGAAGTTGAGTCTATTAAGACTGACCTCGTAACAAAAGTAGATTCTTACCTAAACTATGTAGTTGAAACTTGGATGGAAGACAACAAGTTAGCGATTCAAAGTGGTCTACGTACCGAAATCGCAGAAAACTTTATGTCATCAATGAGAGATCTATTCGTAGAATCTTATGTTGACGTTCCAGAATCCAAGGTTGACCTAGTTGACGAATTAGCATTACAAGTTGACGAGTTAGAAGAAAAACTAAACGCAACAACTGGTGACGCAATTCAACTCGCAGAAGAACTTGAAACTTACAAGCGTAATACTCTTATTGCTGAAGCTTCACGTGACCTTGCGGACACCCAAGCAGAAAAGTTAAAAGAACTCGTTGAGAACGTAGACTTTGAAGACGAAGCAAGCTTCGTTAAGAAAATCGCTACTATCAAGCAATCATACTTTTCTAAAGAAATCCCAGAGCCAATCACCGAATCAGCATCCGCTGACGCTGATGAAGAAGTTGAAGTATCTTCCATGATGGAAGGCTACATCTCTGCTCTACGAAAAACCTCTAAAAAATAAGGAATACTAAAATGCAATCTTTTGATACTCTTATCGAAAAATGGGCTCCAGTTCTTAACGAAGAGTCTGCGGGCGCGATCCACGATCACCACCGTAAAGCAGTAACCGCTGCTATCCTAGAAAACCAAGAAAAAGCAATGATGGAAGAGCGTGTTGCTTACTCTGGTTTCATGACCGAAGACGCATCTGGCGGAGCCAACACTGGTTCTGTATCTAAGTGGGATCCAGTATTGATCTCTCTAGTACGTCGTGCAATGCCTAACCTAATGGCATATGACGTATGTGGCGTACAGCCAATGTCAGGCCCAACTGGTCTTATCTTCGCGATGAAGTCACGTTACGACGGCGGAGCTACTACTAACCCTGAAGCACTATTCGGCGAAGCTGATACTGGTTTCTCTGGCGCGGGCACTCACCCTGCCGGTAAAGGTACTACTACCGCAGCTGGTGAAGCTCTTGGTCGTGGCGGCGTTGACGTTGAAGGTCAACCTTCAGGTTCATTCGCAGAAATGGGTTTCACAATCGAGAAAGCAACTGTAACTGCTAAGTCTCGTGCGTTGAAGGCTGAATACTCTCTAGAACTAGCACAAGATTTGAAAGCAATCCACGGTTTGGATGCTGAAACAGAACTTGCTAACATTCTTTCTACTGAGATTCTTGCTGAAATCAACCGTGAAGTTATTCACACAATTAACAGCCAAGCGAAGCAAGGCGCGACTACTTCAAACGTTATCGTTCCAGGCACATTCGATCTAGAAACTGATGCTGACGGCCGTTGGTCTGCAGAGAAGTTCAAGGGTCTAGTAGTTCAGTTGGATCGCGAAGCGAACGCAATTGCTAAAGAAACTCGTCGTGGTAAAGGTAACGTAGTAATCTGTTCTTCAGATGTTGCTACTGCTCTTGCTGCCTCTGGTATGCTTGACTACACACCTGCTATGTCTACTGGTCTTCAGGTTGACGATACTGGTAACACTTTTGCTGGTGTTCTTAACGGTCGCACTAAGGTCTATATCGACCCATATGCCTCTTCAGACTACATCACTGTAGGTTATAAAGGTACTAACGCATATGACGCAGGTATTTTCTACTGCCCATACGTACCTCTCCAGATGGTTAAAGCTGTCGGCGAGAATGACTTCCAGCCACGTATCGGGTTCAAGACTCGTTATGGTATGGCGTCTAACCCATTCGTAGGTGCTGCACCTGCCGATGGTCTAGCGCTTGCTGGTACTAACCAGTACTACCGTCGATTCAACGTTGCTAACATCATGGGTAACACCCCTGCTGCATAAGCAATAATGAATAAAAAATAGAGTAGGGTTAACCTACCACTTTTAAACCCTCATCTTCGGATGGGGGTTTTTTTATGCGTATAAATATATGTAAGGAAGATGTTCTACGTATCAAGTGGTACGTACTGCACATGAGTGGGTAGGAGACCACCCTCGGAATTACAGGATAGGAGATTACTATGCGTATAATCGCAATTGCGTTCGCATTGGCTCTGTCTGCTTGTTCAACCGTCGAGTCAACTATTGATGGTACGGGTGGTATTATTAAAGGTGTCAGTTCCGATGTCTTTGGTATCACTGCCGGTGTTTTGGATGTAACGTCTAACGTGATTAAAGATGTTGCTGATAAGACGGGGACAGCTGCGACAGCACCCGAAGAAACAAAGTAAGGAGTATACCGACCAAGGATGGTACTTAATTCTCGTATAAATACATGCGAGTCGTCCGAGGATATGTCATGAGCATTAATAAAAATTTTCTACAACCCACTGGGTTTAAAATCATTATAGACAAAGAGAAATACTCTAGTCTAGAATACTTCGCGCTGTCAGTACAGCACCCAGGCTCTATTGTAAATACAATAGAAGTTCCTATCCCTAGGTTGATGGGAATGCCCATGTCGGGATCAAAACTTACTTATTCAGAATTGTCGGTTAATCTTATTCTGGACGAAGATATGTCCGCATATAAAGAAATGCAATCGTGGATGGAAAGAACTGTAACTGAGAACGAAACATCGACACTATATAATGATATAACATTAATTATCCTAACAAGCCACAATAACGGAAACGTTCGCATTAAGTATAAGGATTGTGTACCTACAAGTATTGGCGCAATCGAATTCAATTCTACTTCAGGTGATGTTCCAGTATTAACTTTTGATGCTGTGTTTAGATTTACGGAATTTACTATATTATGAGTTTGAAAAAGTACGAAATCAAGAATTCGAATGTATTGGCAATTCTTGAAGATTTTCGTTACACCTATAGAGATTTGTACAGACCAGAAGAATGTTGTGAGGTATTGAGCCCTGGCTTAGAAAATGCGGCAGACCAATATACTTCAGACAAGGAAATGCGTCGAATTATAGCGCTGGGGGAGAACCACAATGGTGCTGCCGAGCATGGTTACTCACACCCTATAAAACCAGACCACTATCAAGGAACTCATCCAGAAGAGTATCGTAAAACGTACATTGCTCTGGATAAGAGATTAAAGGAAGAACTCGGATTATATTCTTCTGCCCTATCACAACTATATCCACCTAAAGGATTTATATGCTGGCACAATAACGCCAACGCAGCGATGTTCAACGTAATTTTCACATGGTCTCAGGATGGTGATGGATGGTTCAAGTATGTAGAACCTACAACAGGTGAAGTGATTACCATTCAGGATGAGAAGGGATGGAACATGAAAGCAGGGTACTTTGGCGCGTACGGTTCAGGTGATGTAGTGTACCATGCGGCAAAAACAAACTGTTACAGAATGACACTGTCCTACGTCCTAGGACACGATTATGATTATTGGAAGGATATGATTGACTATATTACCGAAGTGTGATATAATACAGCATTCCCCCATTAAAAAGGTACTATATAATGATTGATTTGGAAACCGTTCTCAAAGAATGGTCAGAAGACTGTACTATACCTCAGCATCAACTAGACGAAGTCTCTAGACACACACCGTCGTTACACGCAAAGTATCTACAATATCACGCACTCGCAAAGTTACAGCTCAAACGTTGTGAGAACTCTCAGAAGACTCTTTTACTTAAAAAGTTTAAGTACTACAACGGTAAGATGGACGAAGATGAACTACGTGCTACTGGTTGGGACTTAGACCCCTTCAATGGTCTTCGTATACTCAAAGGTGATATGGATTTATACTACGACGCAGACCCAGAAATTCAAAAGTCTGAGGAACGGATTGCGTACTATAAGACACTTATTGAAACTCTAAGTAATATAGTGGATACTTTAAAATGGAGACACCAGACAATTGGTAACATGATTAAGTGGCGCCAATTTGAGGCAGGTGGTTAATATCAAACCTACCAATAATCGCGAGTTAAGAGAGAGATAAATAGATGTTTGAAGAAGATGATTTAATTAAAGCGGGGATGCTAAAAGACGTAGGGCACTACCCCAATTTAGATATAGTGGAATTAGCGAAACTTATATATGAGCGTAGACAACAAGATTCGAATCAGGATGGTCAACCACAGTTACTTCGCGGTTGAGTCGCACCCTGCTCAAGAAGCAGAACTCCGTGAGTATTTCTCCTTCATGGTGCCTGGCGCCAAGTGGACTCCCGCGTTTAAAGCACGTCGCTGGGATGGAAAAATCCGTCTCTATAACATGGTTTCTAAACAACTTAACGTAGGACTTTATAGTCATCTACGTCGTTTCTGCGCGGATAGATTCTATAAGTTAGAGATACTTGAGCACGAAGTCTATGGTATACCTAGCGCAAAGGACGACATCGATCACCCAACTCTAGTTAAGTTTCTAGCGTCACTGGATAGTCCATACGAACCAAGAGACTATCAATATAAAGCAATTGCTCACGGTATAGAAAACTACCGTTCTATTCTATTATCTCCCACCGGTAGCGGTAAGTCATTTATCATCTATAACCTAATGCGTTATGCTCTAGAAGCTACTCAAGGTAATATACTGGTAATTGTTCCTACTACATCTCTAGTAGAACAGATGTATAAAGACTTCGAAGACTACGGATATGATGTAGGTCAGTACTGTCATCGTATTTACTCAGGTAAAGAGAAAGTCACTGACAAACGTATTATCATATCAACGTGGCAGTCAATCTATAGATTTGACCATGAGTGGTTTGAACAGTTTGAAACTGTCTTTGGGGATGAAGTACATCTTTTCAAAGCAAAGTCTCTCTCTACTATGATGGACAAGTGTACTGAGGCGAAATATCGCTTTGGTCTCACAGGAACACTGGATGGTACGGAAACTAACAAATTGGTGTTAGAAGGTTTATTCGGGCCGACTTTTACGGTGACTAGCACCGTGAAATTACAGAAAAGTAAACAGCTTGCCGATCTTGATATATCTATTCTCTTATTGCGCTACCATAGTGATGCGTGTAATATGATAAAAGATATGAAGTATCAAGATGAACTGGATTACATCGTCCAATATGAACCACGTAATAAGTTTATAAGTAAGCTTGCAATAGACCAAAAAGGAAATACCTTAGTCATGTTCCAATTCGTTGAGAAACATGGTAAGGTATTGTATGAGATGATCAGGAGCATGGTCGGAGAAGATCGTAAAGTATTTTATGTCTCCGGTGAAGTAGGTGCTGCTGATCGTGAACAAATAAGAGGGATTGTAGAAACTCAGAATGATTCAATTATTGTTGCTTCTCTCGGTACTTTCAGCACTGGCATCAACATCCGCAATTTGCATAATATTATATTCGCGACCCCATCTAAGTCCCAAGTCAAGGTACTACAATCAATTGGAAGGGGCCTTCGTCAGTCTGACGATGGTAGGACTACTAAGCTTTTCGATGTTGCTGATGACCTCCATGTGGGCAGCCATAAGAATTTTACTCTGAAACATAGTGCCGAAAGGATTAAGATATATACTAAGGAAGGATTTTCCTACAAGATATATCCCATTGACCTTAAACCTATAAAGGGATTATATGATGATACAGTCTTCGATCAAACAACTTAAACTGTCTACCGGTGAAGAGGTTATTTGTGACGTATTAGATGAGCAAGTTGATTCTATAGCAGTAAGAAATTGTCTTACCCTTGAGGATAGAATGGGTTCGGATGGTCAGAGATATTTTGTCTTCCGTAGTTTGATGACGTACCAAGACAGTCCATTGGATGTTATATTATTGATGAACAGTAAGGTTGTTGCTTTATGTACACCTTCTAAAGATATGCTTCAACAGTACGCAATAGCAGTTGACTCGATGAATTCGTATAGCACTGTTACTGATGATGACCTTCAAGATGATATGACTGACGAAGAGTGGTTCAATCATATGGAGAACTACTCACTGATTGATTCTGATACTTCAGGACTAGTGAAACATTAGCTATATTCTCCCCTCCGGACAACAAGTAGATTATACACTATAAACGACGCCGTGTCAAGTTTTATTTTTATTATATGAGATTATGTTATGAAAGTTGGTTTTACCGCCTCCACCTTTGATTTATTACACGCTGGCCACATATCAATGTTACGCGAAGCGAAAACACAATGTGATTACCTCATTTGTGCTATACAAGTAGACCCCTCCAAAGACAGAGAAAATAAAAACTCTCCTGTACAAACATTAGTCGAAAGACACACACAACTCTCCGCAGTTAAGTACGTTGACGAAATCATTCCCTATCAGACAGAAACAGACCTAGAAGACATTCTCAAGATGGTTGATATTGATGTACGAATTATCGGTAGTGAGTATAAAGACAAGACCTTCACTGGACGTGCGACTTGTGCCGCACGGGGTATAGAGATATACTTTAATAGGAGAGACCATCGTTTCTCCACTAGTGACCTACGTAAACGAGTCGCTATGAAAGACCCATTGATTGGTATGAAAGATGGTATTAACCCTTGACACCCTGCCGGGTCTCGTGTATAATACGTGTATTGTTAATAGGAATATATGAATGAAACCAAAAGAAAAACCACATTACGTCAATAACAGAGAGTTCTCTGAGTCTGTAGTAGATTATTGTACGCAAGTAAAATATGCCAAGGATAAGGGTGAATCTATTCCGGTGGTCACTGATTACATTGCTAAATGTTTCCTACGCATATCAGAAGGTCTATCACACAAAGCAAACTTTGTCCGTTACACTTACCGTGAAGAAATGGTAATGGATGCGGTAGAGAACTGTCTTAAAGCAATTGAAAACTATGATATTGAAGCTGCCACTCGTTCTGGTAAACCGAACGCGTTCGCATACTTCACTCAGATATCTTGGTATGCGTTTCTACGACGAATCCAAAAAGAGAAGAAGCAACAAGATATTAAGATGAAGTTCATATCCGAAGCGGGTATAGACCAATTCGTTGATAGCAATAACAATGATTCTTACAATGGTGGTTCCGTCATGGATTCCCCATCCACTTTAGTCGACACTCTGCGCCTGCGTATTGACACCGTCAAATCTGCGGATCAAGAGTTTAAGATTTACGCAAAAGAAGAAAAGAAAATGCGTAAACGACGTGCGGTACATGTTGACTCAGACCTCTCAGATTTCTTTGATTAAAGTACTTGACAGTACGCGGTCAATCTGATATAATGGCTTCTAGATTACACACATGTCACATGAGTGTGTCTTATATTGTACAATGTATATTTAATGAAACATATTTGAGAGGTTATTAGAATTGTTAATCGCAATACTGAATGATACACACTGTGGTGTCAGGAATTCTTCGGACATCTTTATGGAGTATCAGGAAAGATTCTACTCGGATGTATTTTTCCCATACTTACAAGAACACGGCATCTCCCAGATTCTCCATTTGGGAGATTACTATGATAACCGTAAAACTATCAACATCAAAGCTCTGAATCATAATAGACGCATCTTCCTTGATCGATTGCGGGAACTTGGTATCACTATGGATATCATCCCAGGCAACCATGATACTTATTTTAAAAACACCAATCGTCTCAATTCGTTGAAGGAGTTGATGGGTCACTATATGAATGAGATTAATATAGTTGAAGAACCTATTGACATGAAGTACGGTGATACAACTATCGCGCTTGTCCCTTGGATTAATCCTGAGAATGAGAAAAATATACTTAAATTCCTTGCGAACACTAAGTCTAGTATTTGCGGTGGTCACTTCGAGTTGGCTGGGTTTGAGATGGATAAGGGTCTTATGTGTCAGCATGGTATGAATCCTGCTCCACTACAACGCTTTGACTTAGTAATGTCAGGTCACTTTCATACCAAGTCTAACAACGGGCATATCCATTACTTGGGTGCTCAGATGGAATTCTTCTGGAATGATGCGCATGACCCCAAATACTTCCATATATTTGATACTGATACTGGTAAGTTAACTCCTGTACAGAACCCCATGACACTATACCACAAGTTACATTATAATGAGGACACAGTAAATCACTTCGAAGATTTGTCTTACCTCGATAATAAGTTTGTGAAAGTGATGGTGGCAAATCGTACTGACATGAAAAAGTTCGAACGATTCATCGACCGCATCAACAACCAAAAGATTTATGAGTTGAAGATTGCTGAAGACTTCAAAGAATTCCGTGGAGAAAACGTCGATGATGCTGATATAACTATTGACGATACCGAAACTTTAGTGTATAATTATATCCAAGATGTAGATACTGACTTAGATAAAGATCGCATTAAGTCTGTATTGGGTGAATTAATGATTGAGGCACAGAGCGTAGAAATAGTATGATTAAGTTTCAAACACTTAAATGGAAGAATTTTCTTTCGACGGGTAACTACTTTAATGAGATTGATTTATTAAAAGCGTCTACCAATCTAGTTGTTGGTCAGAATGGTGCGGGTAAATCTACTATGCTGGACGCACTGTCGTTTGCGTTGTTCGGTAAACCCCACCGTAAAATTACCAAGAATCAGTTGATTAACACAATCAATAATAAAGATTGTTCTGTTGAAGTACAGTTCTCCGTAAATGGTATGGAGTATCGTGTCGTCCGTGGTATCAAACCAGCCAAGTTTGAAATCTGGAAGGATGATGTTATGATTAACCAGAGTTCACACGCTAGGGAATATCAGGAAATTCTTGAGAAGAACGTTTTACAAATGTCTCATAAGAGTTTTCACCAGATTGTGGTTCTCGGTTCGTCTTCGTTTGTTCCATTTATGCAACTTAACTCTACCAGTCGTCGTGATGTTATCGAAGACCTTTTGGATATTAACATCTTCTCTAAGATGAACACCATTCTAAAAGAAAAGATATCTCACCTTAAAACTGAGATTGAAGGTAATTCTCACCAGATAGAAGTCGTTAAGACTAAGATTTCTGCTCAGAGAAAATATATCCGTGATCTGACAGCCATTAACACTGCGCATCGTAAAGAGAAAGAGTCTCATATTATTGAGTTACAGGACGAGATTCGAATTATTAATGATAACAATTCGGTACTATCTAAAACTGTAAACGCTTTACTGCCGACTGTTACTACACAATTAGCGTCTATACGTGGAAATAAACAGCAACTAGACCAGTACTATGCTCAGTTTAATGCCCAAGTAAAGACTGTAGTTAAGGATGCTAAGTTCTTTGATGAGAACGAACACTGTCCTACATGTGACCAAGATATTGCGGAAGACTTGCGCACATCTAAGAAGGACGCTGCTACATCCAAGGCGAAAGAACTAAAACATGCTATGGATAAGGCGAAAGAAAAACTGACTGAATATCAGTCGGAAATTGATTCTCTAGAAGAACAGTTACAGTTGTGTATGAATGACCAGAATAAACTTCATCACAATCAGCAGACTATTGAAAGACTTCACCGTGATATCGACCGTATCCGTGTTGATATGGATGGTATGGTAGATAGTGATGGTGACCAGAGTCAGGCCAACAGAGACCTAGAAACCCTCGAAGGAGAGAGTCATTCTCTTACCGATACCAAGTATGTGTTGAGCGAGAAGTCTGCTTACAATAGAATTGCGAGTGAACTACTGCGTGATACTGGTATCAAGACTAAAATTATTAAGCAATATATTCCAGTAATCAATCAGTTAACGAACCAGTACCTCCAAATATTGGACTTCTTCGTTCACTTTGAACTGGATGAAAGTTTTAACGAGACTATTCGGTCACGTTATCGTGATGCGTTTTCTTACGACTCATTCTCTGAGGGCGAGAAACAGCGCATCGATTTATCTCTGTTATTCACTTGGCGTACCATTGCTAAGATGAAGAACTCGGTGTCGACTAACTTGTTGGTACTAGATGAGACGTTTGACTCGTCACTTGACGGTGAGGGTGTAGATAACCTAATGAAGATTATCGAAACTCTTAAAGAGGACACTAACGTGTTCGTTATATCACACAAGGCTGAACTTGAGGATGCTCACTTCGAACGTAAGTTGACATTCTATAAAGACAAAAACTTCAGTAAAATGAAAGAAATTACTTGACACTCACCCCCATTTAATATATAATGGCTACATCTTGAACGAGGAAACATTCAATGGAATTAACTAGTAGAACAATCGACATCTTGCGAAACTTCGCAAACATTAACCCCAACATCGTTGTCGCTAAAGGCAACATTTTAAAAACTATGTCAATCAAGAAGAACTTGGTTGTAACTGCTGTAATAGAAGAGTCTTTCCCGACTGACTTTGGTATCTATGATTTGTCTGAGTTTTTGTCAGTACTAAATCTTGTAGACAATCCAAGAATCGAGTTCGATGAAAAGAACTGTTCTATACGGGATGGAAGCGGACTATCTTCAGTCAAGTATTTCTATTGCGACCCAGAAATGCTGACGGCACCTAAGAAAGATATTCAGATGCCAGATGCTGAAGTCAAGTTCGTTCTCACTAACGATACTTTGTCTAAAATCAAACGTGCCGCCTCAGCGCTAGGTCACGAAGAGATTAATATACGACCAAGTAATGGTGCTATTGAGATCGTCGTCGACGGTAAGTCCAAGACATCCCAATCATCTAATTCATTCTCAATTACCGTAGAGGGTACGTACCCCGAAGGTTCTGAGTTTAATTATGTTATTGGTGTGAATAACCTTAAATTGATTGGTGAAGACTACGAGGTTGGTGTGAGCAATCGTCTCATTTCTAAATTCAAGTCTCTTCAATCAGAAATCGAATACTTTATTGCAGTAGAAAATTCATCAACAGGAGCAAAATAATGACCCCAGAACAAGCACAACTTAATGATTTAGCAAACCGCGTAGCACGTTCGTGTATCGCAGTTATTGATACCATCGTAACCCGTGGTGCCTTTAAAGGTGAAGAACTCACCACTATCGGTCAACTACGTGACCAAGGTGTTCAAGTAGTCGCGTTGTATGAGCGTATTGCTCAAGCAGCCGCAGCTGCCGCTATCGAAGAATCCAGCAGTAAACCTGCTAAGAAATAATTTGTAACCCTTTTGATGGTGTGGGCAATATTTCTTTGCCCCCATTGATTTGATTGAATATATGTTTATTATGATCACCCCACACCATCACTTTTATTGGAGTAAAATATGTTTGACCCGTTTTTAACTGACGTGACATTTCATCTCAGAGAACGTGATGACTCTATAGGTGGAGACAACCCATTTGTTTGGGTGCGCAAAAATCTATCTGAACTGATCGGTGGTAAACGTGTAGTAATCTTCGGACTGCCAGGCGCATTTACTCCTACGTGTTCTAACGAACAGTTACCTTCTTACGAACATATGTACCAAGAGTTTATGGACTTAGGTATTGATGAAATATATTGTACATCTGTCAATGATGCCTTCAGTATGTTTCAGTGGGCAGAAAAGTTAGGTATCAAGAATATTAAGATGTTACCAGATGGTAATGGTGACTTTGCTCTCAGTCTTGGAATGTCTGTATCTAAACGTAATCTAGGATTTGGTGAACGTTCTTGGAGATATTCTATGGTAGTTAATGACATGGTTGTCACGAATTTCTTACCTGAAGATGGTTGTATGGATGACTGTCCACTTGACCCGTACAGTGTTTCTTCTCCCGAGAATCTAGTAGATGTTTTGAGAAATAGTTGTTTAAACTAAATCCCTATATAGCTAAAGAAGCTGCGATACATGTGTTGACGGGGGCGATGATAAATTACCCCCTCAACATTTTCTTTTTGTGGTTGATTGTAGGTGAGTGGGAGATAACCAGTCCGTTCTGGATTTCTAACATAATTACTTGTTGGTTTTCTGTTGTCGCATTTACTCGAATATACATAGTGCGTCATTATAGTGAAAAAAGAAGAAATGACTGATTATTTAAAAGATCGTACTAAATACACATATGACGAGTTAGAGGCAATATCTTTCCCCTATCTAGAAACACGAAAGATAACTGAAGGCTATATGAAACCTCAAACCAGATTATTTCAGTTCTGGTATGGTGTTCAGAAGTTAACTAACTTTAAGAGTATTGCTGAGATAGGATTTAACGCAGGACATAGTAGTAATTTGCTACTCACTTTGTTTCCTAATCTTAAAGTACATTCTTACGACATAGGGTTTCATGATTACACCGAACCTAATGCCGTGTTAACTAAAGAACTATTTGGTGATAGATTTGAATTCACTAAAATAGATTCATTGACAATGACTGTAGACAACTTTCCTAAAGGTCTAGACGTGGTATTTGTTGATGGTGGTCATAGTAAAGAATGTGCTATGAACGACCTTAATTTATGTCATCAACTTAAAGTACCTTTTATAGTCCTAGACGACACTGAAACTGATTCTGTCGCTAGTACGTTTAGAAAGTTTAATGCTGAACACGACGGTCTATATTCTATTGTAAACTACTGTAGGTACTTTCCTAGTAAAGGGCCTGCTAAAACGGAAAACCATAATGCTAAAGTAACTCTCATACGGCGTAACGATGTTTAAATTTTTAAGAGGAATAACCTCAACACCAATGACCGATGCAGACCCCGACGATATTACCGTCGAGAATGCTTACAAGACTCGTTGGGTTTGGTATCACACAATACTAGCGATAGAAATCTTTACGACTAATATGTTACTACTTGCTATACTGGTAACATTGATAGTTAAACTCTGACTATATACTAATAGTTAGAAAGTAAATGCCGCCTTAGCTCATTTGGTAGAGCAGCTGACTTGTAATCAGCAGGTGATCCGTTCGAATCGGATAGGCGGCTCCATTTTATATATTATGAGAATTTATTATGAGTTACACTTTTACTAGTGAAAGCGTTAGTAGTGGCCACCCCGATAAAATTGCTGACATCATATCTGATGCTGTAGCAACCTACCTGATAGATAAAAACCCCTCCCATCGCGCTGCGGTCGAAACCCTTGTAACTACTAACATGGTAGTCCTTGCTGGAGAATATAAGAGCGATAAGTTTGACAAGAAACGTATTGAACAGATTGTTCGAGACGTTGTGTATGAAATTGGTTACGAACAAGATGGTTTCCATTGGAGAAACTTAAAGGTTTACAATGAACTACACGGTCAATCTGCTGACATCGCTCTAGGTACTGATGACTTCGGTGCGGGTGACCAAGGACTAATGTTTGGTTATGCGTGTACAGAGACCGATACCTATATGCCTCTCGCAATTAGTCTCAGTAAAAAGATAATAGAAAGTGTTAGTGCGTATTCAAAGTATGGCCCCGACATCAAGTCTCAGGTCTCTGTCGATTATGCTGAAACAGGTAAACCTCTTCGAGTGTCTAAAGTCGTTTGTAGTGCGCAACATACCGCAAAGCAAGATATAGAGATTGTACGAACTAATATAAAAGAACTTATCAAAAAATGTCTCGGTGATTGGGTCGATAACCAAACTGAATATCTTATTAATCCCACAGGTCAGTTTATCATTGGCGGCCCTGATGGTGATGCTGGTGTTACTGGTCGAAAGATTATTGTAGACACCTATGGTGGGTACTGTCCACACGGTGGTGGTGCGTTTAGTGGTAAAGACTGTACCAAGGTTGACCGTTCTGGCGCATATATGGCACGTTACATCGCAAAGAATATTGTTCATTCTTTTGGTGTGAGTAACTGTACCGTTCAGTTGAGTTATGCTATTGGTGTGAAAGAACCCACTAGTTTATACATCTATGCGGACGGACAAGTGCGCGAAGACCTCGTAAAATTGGTTCTGGATACTGTTGACCTGACACCCAAAGGAATCATTGACCGTTTCGATCTCTTTTCCATAAACTTAAAAGAGACCGCGAGGTGGGGACATTTTGGTTACACCTACTGGCCGTGGGAATCTTTAGATTTATTTAACTTATTTGATTAATACCTATTTACATGAGAGAGTTATTGTAGTATAATAGCTCTCGTTGAAAGATACATTTATTTTATTATGGAGTAACACATGAGCAAAGAATTCCTTTGGGTTGAGAAGTATCGCCCATCAAAAGTTTCAGAAACAATCCTTCCTACAGAACTGAAGACCACCTTCCAGAAAATCGTCGATGGTGGCGAGATTCCTAATATGATGTTCACTGGTACCGCTGGTACTGGTAAGACTACTGTCGCACGTGCTATCTGTGAAGAACTGGACGTAGATTACATCATTGTGAACGGGTCGGAAGAAGGTAACATTGATACCCTACGTGGTAAGATTAAACAGTTTGCTTCCTCGGTATCCTTACAGGGTGGTTACAAAGTTGTCATCCTAGATGAGGCGGACTACCTCAATCCCCAATCGACCCAACCTGCTCTCCGTGGGTTCATCGAAGAGTTTTCTAAGAACTGTCGTTTTATTATGACTTGTAACTTCGAGAACCGTATTATCGAACCTCTTCACTCTAGATGTTCCAAATACCAGTTCAATTTTAACAAAACAGTTATGGTTCAGTTGTGTGGGCAATTCATGTCTCGCGCCCAACATATTCTCAAAGAAGAGAACGTTCAGTTTGATAATAACGTGATCGCAAACCTCATCATGCGGCACGCTCCTGACTGGCGCAGGGTCATCAATGAGATGCAGCGTGGTTCTATCTCTGGCACTCTGAACATCCCGCTAACAGCAGCTAAGCAAGTCTCTGACCCATATACTGCGTTATTCAAGTCTATTCGAGATAAAAACTTTAAGAGTATGCGTTCTTGGGTCGTAAATAATATAGATATAGAACCTGCTGCGATTTTCCGTGGCATATACGATAAAATGTATGATTATGTTGTGCCCAATAGTATTCCACAATTAGTGCTGATACTTGGTGATTATCAATATAAGAATGCGTTTGTTCAAGATCACGAACTTAACCTAGTCGCCTGCCTCACTGAGGTCATGGCAAACGTGGAAATAAAAGCATAATGCAAAATACTTCACTATATGAAATGTCTCCCGCCGATAACGTATTATATTTTCCTAATAATGTTGATGTGAGACTTTGCCCCAAGAACGGTATGTCTACCCTAAAAGAATTGTATAGAATTCATAGAGGTCACGATGAGTATATTGGTCGTGCGGGTAGACTAGATAAAGTCCGCAAAGAAGGAGACCAATTCGATATTCCCTTCCGTAAGGATAGTTTTAGACTTGCGGTTCGAAGAGATCCAATTGATAGATTCAAATCTGCGTGTGAGTACATCGTAGCGAACCAGGCCCGCCACATTCGCAGTGGCCGTGGTAATGAACTTCCTTCATTGGATAGTGACATTGAAAAAGTTATTATATCTATGGAAGATGGTTCTGTTAAAAATAATCACTTCTATACTCAGTCATGGTACATGGGCGTTCCGGAAGACTACGATATTGTCGTAGATATCAGTGAACTAAATAGATTACTAGTGCTGATAAATGAGTCCTCTGCTCTGGGGTTGTCTGCGGATAGACTAAACATTCATGACAACGCTAGTACTATGAAAGTATACGATGGTATCATGACTGCAGACCAGATTGCTAGAATTAATACGTTATATGAAAAAGACTTTAGAAGAGGATGGTGTAAGATAGATGACCGAATCTAAAAAATTAAGTCCCTTTGACTTCGTAAAAAGCATTAATGACACCAAGAAGAATTTGTTGGTCGGAGACGCGGATAATGATACATATTATAACAGTTATCTGATTAATAGGTCTCTATCCTACTTCTCAGATACCGTAATTCTTGCCAACGAAATGAACAGATTACATCATATTAGTGTGCGACTTCAGAATGACTTTCTTATAAATATTGTTAGGAAAAGAAAGAGATTTTCTAAGTGGAATAAAGCAAGTCAGACTGATGCCATTCAATTAATAAAAGAATATTATGGATACAGTAATGAAAAGGCCAGGCAGGCTCTATCATTATTGACTGATGAACAGATCAGCGTAATAAAAAATAAGGTGTATAAAGGTGGAAGAGAAAAATCTCGTTAAATGGAACTTAGATATGATGTTAGAAATAACGTTGGCTGAGCCAGATGACTTCCTCAAAGTTAGAGAAACTTTGACCAGAATAGGTGTCGCATCCCGTCGCGACAATACTCTATTCCAATCTTGTCATATCCTACATAAGCAGGGTAGATACTTCATAGTTCATTTTAAAGAACTGTTTTTACTAGATGGGAAGAAAAGTAATCTTGAGGAAGGCGATGTAGAACGTCGCAATACCATAGCAACTCTATTACAGGACTGGGGTCTTGTTGCCATAGTGAATAAAGAAGTTGCTAAAGACTGCGCTCCGATGAGGCAGATTAAAATTATATCGTACCAAGATAAGGCCAACTGGACATTACAGCCTAAGTACAATATAGGTAATAATTAATTATTTGGAATACCTAAATCATGTCAGATTATTATGATATTTTTGAAAACCGTGACGACAATATAAAAAATAAAATTCCGTTTGTGGGTAGTCTTCCGTTTAATATGGAAGATACCTACAGCTGGAATGAGTTCATGAAGATGATGGACTCGCATCCAGACGATCTATATGATCGCAACTCAGACAAAATGCGTATCGGATTAAATAAGTTTCATTCTCGCGGAAGTGCTCCGGAGTTTGCTAAGAACATTTATGAAGAGATGCAAGACGTATTCACCCTACACGCCAATAAAATCACTAACATCGCGTTTAGTGGATTTGGTCGTGCGAGTGGGTCATACCCTTGGCATAAAGACTCTATGGACGTTTTTCTCGTCCAAGTGATCAGCACTGTCGGTTTAAAAGTAGAAGGTGTCAATAACAATGAACCTTTTGATTTTAAGCCGGGTATGTACGTGTACCTCCCCCGAGGTACGCATCATCAAGTAATTCCACGAGAATCACGAGTCTCCTTCTCCTTCGGAGTTGAAGGTGACCCTTGTCCGTCGAAATACTACTAAGGTTGTTATTTGTATAAATAGCGACTCAGGATATGCCGAATGGTTCGGGTATCCTATTATACTTGCTTTTAATTAAGGAGTCATTACATGACAAACACAGCAACAAAATCACTATTCCCTCGCTCAGCATTCGTAGGATTCGATTCTATGTTTCAAGACCTAGACCGCGTCTCACGCAACTCGGGCGATAACTTTCCCCCACATAATATTATTACTACTGGGGGTAACAATTACCTTATCGAATTAGCATGTGCCGGTTTCGGTGAAGATGAAATCGATATCGTAATACAGAACCGCACACTTACCGTTCGAGGTAAGCATGAAGACCGTGGTAGGGAATATATTCACAAGGGTATCTCAACTAAGAAGTTTGAGAAACAATTCCGTCTGTCGGAGTATGTTGAAGTAACTGGAGCTGATTTCAGGAATGGGTTACTTGCCATAAAATTGGAAGTCGTAATACCTGATAGTCAGAAGCCTCGTAAGATATCAATCAATTCTAACGAGGAAACAAAAAATGCAAAAGAGAAAATCGTATAACAGTCGTATTGACCAAATCGGTGTTATCTGTGCTGCGGTACTTAGTGGCTATACCATTATGTATTGTCTAACCTTACTTGCTTAACTAAATAAGGGGGACAGCAATGTCTCCCTTTTTTTAATTATGGAAACTGATGAATGAATCTTATATATCAATATTTCGATGGTGATATCACCCCTGAAGTAGAAGCGGGCGTTCATCTTATGACAGAATATGCTAAGACTGTCGGTGTTGAATACATGTTCGAGCATAATACCGATTTCTTACAAACACATTACCAATACACTACTGGTAATCGTATCCAAAATAATGACGTGTACTTCGGTTCACTGAAACCCTTACTAGACCCTCGGTTTGACCAATACGACAAAATTCTTTACGCGGACGTTGATGTTCTTCCTATCGAGGGACTGACTGATAATATATTTGATGAACTCACGGGTGAAGTCGGAGTCGTCGAAGAAACCTTCCATGATAGAATTCCTCCGACTAAACTAAAGAAACTAAAAGAATGGAAGGAAGAAGTTGCTGTTGTTGATGTATCATTTAACAGCGGAGTCGTGTTGTATTCAAAACAAATCAGAGAGAAAGCGAGGAACTGGTTTGACCTACCTGAATACGTAGAGTGGATGATTGATAAGGCACCTAGGTTAAATGACTTTGAAAATAGAATGCCTGATGAATATTTTCTGACCGCTCAACCATATCTTCAGTATATGTTACATAAGAATAATGCTGACATACAATTGTTAAGTCAGGACTGGAATGGTCATATATGGACAGACAGCGTGAAGCTTTTTAATAATGTGTCTGAAATCTGGAATGATATGAGAACCCCAACTACTAAGTTTGTTCATTGTAGGTTAAGAAGTGGTAATCAGGAAGAGTTTATCAAAAGGAGAATTTCTTGAAAGTAAGACAGATAGTAATCAAGGGTAATGAAAGGTCAGAAGAGTATGCTGAGATTTCTCGGAAGTCTTTTCAATGTGCTATTGACGATGGGTTTATTGATGGTATAGAAGTGTTTGATGCTATCACTCCTGAGTCTGATACGTTTCAAGAACATGTAGACCGTTACAACTGGAAGGCTAGTCTCATGGGAGTCGACCTACATTCTGGTAACGCGAAGGACGATCACTCTCCTACAGAGAAGGCAGGAATGTGTTCTCATTGGGAACTCATGAGACAACAAGCAGAGTCCGGTGAGAAGTTTTGGGTTATAGAACATGATACCTATCTGATTCCTGAGCGATACGAGGTGTTTAAATCTCTCGCGAAGGCGTCGGACAGTATGCTTTACGCCAACATAGGTTTGTTTATGGGGATGTATTCCCTAGATAGACGGTTTGCTCATTGGGCGAATCATACTCTTGTTAATAATAATTTTCCAATCAACTGCGGCCCGTACTGTACCCTACAGAGATTGTTTAGAACGTACACCACGTCTCATCTGGCACTACCTGAAGTAAACTATCTGGGGTTATCTGATACTGCTATACATCCATGGCATGGGTGTGATACTTTGACCTTTTGTCGCGACATTGGCGAACCGTTCAATATGCTTGACAAGAATGGTAAAGGTATTCTTACACCTACCACTCAAGTCATCTCTAAGAGGTTGTTAGTTACTCAAGACCATCACGGTTATAATGAGACTCATATTAATGAACCTTGGACACGACACAAGTTTTTCGCAATAATTGATTGACAAACCCTTCAGAGTCATGTATAATATCAGCATGAATTGAATGACTGTATGTGCTATATTCTAGTTGACATACTACGCTAAATACTGTATAATGCAACTTATACAACTGAAGGTATATTATGACTTACACCCCCTATACATTACAAGATGTTTACGACGCAGCATCTCAAAAGAAATTTAACGTAGTCTCCACCTTTGCGGGTGGTGGCGGTTCATCCACTGGTTATCGTCTTGCCGGTGGTGATATTCTCGCGATCAATGAGTTTGTCGAAGAAGCACGTAACACCTACAAAGATAACTATCCTACCACTCCTATCGTCCCCAACGATATCAAAGAATTGTCTGGTCAAGACTTTCTAGACCTTGTCGGTCTCAAGAAAGGTGAACTGGACATTCTTGACGGGTCACCCCCGTGTTCAGCATTCTCTGTCGCAGGGAAACTTTCCCATTCATCGGATGGCAAACATTCTGATGGATGGGGACAAACTAAAAAATACTCTGATGGTAAAATTGTCGAGAATATTGAAGACCTGTTCTTCGAGTTCCTTCGTGTTGCTAACGATATTCAACCCAAGGTTATTATCGCGGAGAACGTTAAAGGTCTTACTATTGGTGAGGCTAAGGAATACTACGCACGTATTCTAAATGAGTTTGAGAATATTGGTTACGAGGTTGTGTCGGAAGTACTAGATGCTCGTTACTATGGTGTATCGCAAACTCGTTCACGTGTAATCTTCATTGCCGTGAGACAAGATGTTGCTGACAAGGTTGGTCTACATTTCTTGACAATGAATCACTTATTCCCTACACCATCTAACACCACAATTCCACTGAAGGATGCTCTCCTTGGTTTGGAGTATGATGACGAAGAAGTCAAATACCTGACCGAGAAGTTCGAGAGAACCGCCT